CGAGAAGACCCCCGCGAAGACCCAGGCGATCCGCGTCCGCGCGACCGCGCTGGGCTACTACGAGCACAAGCGCCGGCGCGCCGGCGACGTCTTCCTGTATCAGGCGCCCGTCGACCGCGATGGCGACGTGACGCTGCCGTCCTGGCTCGAGGAGGCCGCGAGCGCCTCGCTCAAGGAAACCGGCGCGCAAGCCGCGCTCAACGAAAACAGCGCCGTGCTGCGCGACGGAGCGGCGGCCGCGCCGACCGCGAGCGGAGCCGGCGACGACCTGGGCATCTAACCGCTCTCCACGAAACCGCTCTCCACGAAAGGTTCACATGACGCGATTCGCTCTGTTCCTGCTCTCGCTTCTGGCGCTCGCCGCACCCGCGCTCGCCCAGACCACGCCGCCGGTCCCGACCGTGCTGCCGGCGGTGCGCTTCTCGGTGCAGGCCGACCACGACGGCACCAACACCACCCACTACCGCCTGTTCATTGATGGCGCGCAGGTCGGCAGCGATGTGACCCGGGCGACCGCGCTGGTCGGCACGGTCGTGACGTTACAGAGCGCCGTCAACGGGGTGCCCCGCGGCGCGCACACGGTGCAGATCGAAGCGGTCAATCCGGACGGCGCGACGCGCTCGCTGCCGCTCGCGTTCGAGGCGAAGTTCCCGCCGCCGAGCGCACCCGGCGGCCTGCGCTTCGTCGTGGTCACGACGGGCGCGGACGGCACGCCGGTCATGCAGCTCCTCGACCTGGCCGCCGCACGCCAGGTGCTCGAGCTCCCGCCGCTCGAGTAGTCCCCCCGATGGCAACCCGCTACTACCCCACCGCTGGTTCGCCGCCGGCGCGCTACTACGGCGCGTACCAGGGGTCGTGGCAACCGATCGCCATTACCGGCGATCGGACGTGGTCGCCGGTCCAGCCGACGATTCAGCTGAAGACGAGCAAGGCCAACTGTGGTAGCTCGTTTCAGACGGTCTGGTCGACCAACCAGCAAGGCAACCACGACGCACTGATCTACCGCTACGTCACGCCGCCGCTCGAGGCGCAGTCCATCAGCGGGACGTTCAACCTGTGCTTCGGCGTGCTGGCGAATTGGGACGACCCGGTGCTCGGCTACGAGCCCGATTCGGTCGTGCGTTACAAGGTCCACGTCTACCTGGCGCAGGGCCAGACGACCACGCCGCGCACGGTGCTCGTCGACAACTACGTCGACAGCGTGGACTTCCCCGCCAACGTCCCCGGCATGCGCTGGCGGTCGCTCGCCTCCGCGCAATCGGTGGCGTCGGCCACGGCGCAGGCCGGCGACGTGATCGTCGTCGAGCTCGGCCTCCGCATCGTGAGCTCGCCCGAGCACATCGTCTACTACCCCGACGACATGGGGCTGACCCGCATCGATATGTACGGGGTCGCCGCCAACACGTCGACGTTCAGCGATGCGGCCGCCGGCGACAGCGGCACCAGCCGCAACTCGTGGTTTGAGTTCAGCGCCACCCTGACGCACCAGGCCGCGTCCGACCCGCCGGCCAACGACAGCTGCGCCGACGCGATCACGATCAGCGAGCTCCCCTACACCTCCGACGAGATCGACACCTCGAGCGCCGTCGAGGAGGGGTCGCTCCCCAACATCAAGAAGCGGGTGTGGTGGCAGTGGACCGCGCCGGCCGACGGCGCCGTGTTCTTCACCAGTCAGGGCACCAACTACGCCTGCAGCGTCGACGTCTACACCGGCTCGTGCGGCGCGCTCACCCTGGTGACGTTCCCGGCGCGCCTTTCGTACGCCAGCGGCATCTACGGCAACCCACGCTCGCAGGCGTTCTTCGCCCTCACCGCCACCGAGGGCACGACGTACTACATCGCGATCACGCAGTCGATCGGGAGCGTCAACAGCATCAACACCGGCGGCCTGGCGCGCCTGGTGGCGTTCTGGCGCAGCGCGCCGCAAGAGAACGACCTCTATTTCCCCAACGGCATCATCGCCGCCGTGCGCGACGGGGCGGTCGTCAATATGTCGGCCGACTACGAGCCCTACTCCCCGACCGGCATCGGCATCGACTACACGCAGCGCGAGGTCAACGACAACAACGGCGGCACACACAGCGGCGAGCGCCTGCTCGTCGCGCTGCACGACGTCGACCTCGTCGAGCTCCTCGACCTGGCGACGCTCAACCTGGGCGAGCTCGAGGTCGACTACATCGCCGACCCGTGGACGCTGGCATCGCCGTCCGGCCTGACCTTCGCGCAGATGCACGTCACGGCCGACGGCGAGCTCTATCAAGCGTCCTTCGGCAACGGCTACCTGTTCGCGAGCGCGCCTGGCCTGACGCCACAGGGCTATCTCAACGCCGTCTCCAACAACACCGCGTACTCCGCGCTGCGCCAGGTGAGCGCGATCGCCGGCGACAACCAGGGCGGATCGTTCACCGACACGCGCCACGTCCTGACCGTGGAGCACACGGCGCCGTGGGCCATCTCGATCGACGAGGCGACCGGCGACGTCTACTACACCTCGAGCGCGTACTACATCGACATCGCGGGCGCGCAGGACGTCGTCCGCGTCTACAACCTCAACACCCAGGACGAGCGCATCTTCGCGACCCTCGACGTGCAGGGCACGCACATGCCCGGCCTCAAGGGGCTCCAGTTCATTCCCGGTGGCGGCCTCCTGGTGTGCAACGGCAACGTCGTGCAGCGCCTCGATGCCGACGGCGCGCTGGTCACGACCTACACGCCATCGGTCCCCCTCGAGTGTGAGTCGCTCGGCGACGTCAAGCTGACGGCCGACGGCGAGGCCTTCTGGACGATCGACATCCAGACCTCGCGTCTCTTCAAGTTCGACCTCGCGACCGGCGAGGAGCTCCTCACCACGCAGCCGTACCTGTCCTACGGCGCCATGGTGCAGATGGCGATCTACCAGCCCGATGGGGTCGCCGTCCCGCCCGCGCCCGAATGCGTGCTGCTCGAGCCGATCGGCTGCTGGTCGCCTGGCGTCACGCCGCTCGGCTGCGCCGGTGACACGCCGGCGCCTGTTGGGTGCTGGTCCCCAAGTTCAACCCCGCTCGGCTGCGGCCCGCGCACCAACGGTGCGACCGGCTGCTGGTCGGGTTTCTCCCAAAACGACCTGCAGGTCGGCCTCGCAGACGGAGGCGCCGAGTAGGTCCACCGCACCGCACACATGACAGCAATCGAACTAGCCAACCTTGGGCTTCAGAAGATCGGTGTGAGCCAGGGGATCGCCGCCCTCGACGAGGCGACCCGCGAGGCCTACACCGCCGGCACGCAGTACGACCACCTCCTGCGCGAAACGCTGCGCGCGTGGAACTGGCCGTTTGCCACGGCGTACGCCCGCGCCGACCAGAGCGAGCTCGTGCTCACCGAAGGCCCGGTGTGGGACGACGAGTGGGCCACCTATGTGCAGACCTGGAGCGCCAGCGATACGTATCGCATTGGCGCGGTCGTGCAGCACGGCGGGGCGCTCTACTACGCGGTCGCGCCGTCGTTCAACAACACGCCGCCCAACGCCACGTACTGGGCCGCGGCCGACGAGGCCGACACCGAGCCGCCGACGAGCGTGGCCGGCGGCGACTGGACCTACTGCTATCGCTGGCCGAGCGACTGCCTCCGTCTGCGCCGCCTGGTCGATGAGGCCACGGGCCGCAAGCACAATCGCGCGCCGATTCCGTTCCGCTCCTACCGGGATGCCAACGGGCTCCTGCTGGCGACCGACCAACCGGCCGCCATCCTCGAGTACACGCTGCTCGATTGCGACAACCTGTGGGCTGACGACCTCTTCCTCGACGCCTTCACCTGGCGCCTCGCCGCGGCGTTCGCGCCCTCGCTCTCGCGCAACAAGCTGACCGCCGCCGACTGTCTCAACGCCTTCGCCGCCACGGTGCGCATGGCTGCCGCCGTCCACATGGACGAGCAGCAGCAGGAGAAACCCGGCGACTGCGAATGGCTCGAGGTGCGCTAGGCCATGTGGGGCGCACAGTCGCAAACCATCCAGCGCGCGTTCGCGCAGGGCGAGCTCGCGCCGAGCGTCACCGCGCGCGCGGACCTCGCGCTCTATCACGCCGGCCTCGCCACCTGTCGGAACTTCCTGGTGCGCCGCCAGGGCGGGATCGTCAATCGCCCGGGCACCGTGCATGTCGCGACCGCGAAGGTGAGCGACGGCCGCGCGTGGCTCTTCCCGTTCGTCTTCCCGGCCGCTGACGCGAGCTTCATCGTCGAGGCCGGCGAGTTCTACTTCCGCTTCCACAAGAACGGCGCGCCCGTGCTGGTGACCGCGCCGGCCGCCTGGTCGGGCGCCACCGCCTACGTCGTCGGCGACGTCGTCGTGAGCGGCGGCACGAACTACTGGTGCAAGGTCGCGCACACGAACCAGGCGCCGCCGAACGCCACGTACTGGTATGCGATGCCGGCGAGCGGGGTCTTCGAGATTCCGCACACCTGGGTCGAGGGTCGCTTCATGGACCCGGCGCCGGTGGGCTGGTCGCAGTCGGGCCTGACCGTCACCCTCACGCACCTCGAGGAAGCGCCGCTCGAGCTCACCTACGGCTTCAACGATACGACGTGGACCCTCGAGACGGTCAGCACCGAGCCAGGCATCGGGCCGGCGCCCGACACGCTCGGCGCCACCGGCTCGGTCGAGGGCGACGGCTACCGCGCGTACAAGGTGACCGCCATCTCGTCGGCGGTCCCGCCCGAAGAGTCGACGGCGCCCTACTACATCGAGCTCGAGGACACGATCGAGCCGACGCCCGAGGCGCCCATCCGCGTGTACTGGGACGCGGTCGCCGGCGCCAGCGAATACAAGGTGTACCTCGACGTCGCCGGCAACGGCGTCTTCGGGTTCATCGGCCGCGCGTCGACCAACGAGTTCTTCGACCCCGGCCTGGCGCCCGATTACTTCCACACGCCGCCGCAGGCGCGCGTGCTGTTCAACGCGGAGAACGCCTACCCCGCGGTCAGTTGCACCTATCAGCAGCGCCGCTGGTTCGCGGGCACACACGATGCGCGCGACATCGTCCACGGCTCGCGCATCGGGTTCTACAGCAACTTCTCGATTCGCTCGCCGCTCCAGGATGACGACGCGGTCACGTTCCGCATCGCCTCGCAGTTCTGCCAGCCGGTGCTGCACCTGGTCGGCCTCGACCGCCTGGTGCTCTTCACCGACACCGGCATCTGGCTCGCCTACGGCGACAGCGACGGCGCCCTGACGCCGACGCGCATCAACGCCGACCAGAAGGGCTATCTCGGCTCGTCGTTCGTGCAGCCGGTCGTCGTGGGCGAACGGATCATCTACATCCAGGCCCGCGCCACGCGCGTGCGCGACCTCCAGTACCAGCGCGAGTACTCCGGCTACGAGGGCATGGGGTCACGCGACCTGACGTTCCTGTCGGGGCACCTCTTCAAAGGCTTCACGCTCACCGACCTGGCGTATGCCCACGAGCCCTTCTCGATCATCTGGGCCGTCCGATCGGACGGCGCCCTGCTCGGCTGCACCTACGTGCCCGAGGACGATCTGTGGGGCTGGCATATCCATGACACCGGAGCGAGCGGCGCCTTCGAGCAAGTCGTCAGCATTCCCGAGGGCAGCGAGGATGCGGTCTACGTCGTCGTGCGCCGGCAGATCGACGGGAACGACCAGGTCACGATCGAACGCTTCGCCAGTCGCCAGTACACCGACCACGTCGACGCGATTCACCTCGACGCGGCCATCACCTACGAGGGTGCGAGCACGACGGCGATCACCGGGCTCGACCATCTCGAGGGCGAGACGGTCTACGCCTGGACGAACGGCACGACCTACCAGGGGCCGTTCACGGTCTGCGGCGGCGCCATCACGCTGACGACGGCGGCCACCACCGCGCACGTCGGCCTCGAGATTGTCTTCGACGCCGAGCTGCTCGACCTCGACGCCAACGGCACCGACCTGCGCGGCAAGCGCAAGCGGGTGCAGGCGGTCGCGTTCCTGCTCGAGGACAGCCGCCGCGGCTTCCAGGTGGGCAAGGACGAGGACCACCTCCTCGCGCATCGCGCCGAGACGTGGGACACGTCGACGGTTGTCGACGGCCTCGAGGAAATCACCATCACGTCGGCCTTCACCCCTGGCGGCCGCGTCTTCATTCGACTGACCCGACCGACGCCGCTCGCCATCAACGCCGTGCTGCCGGTCTTCGAAAACGGGAGTTAGCACGGTGCTACCACTGATTCTGTTGGGCGCCGCCGGCCTGGGCATGCAGGCCTTCGGCGGCATCATGGCCGGCCGCGCCGCCAAGCGCGCCGGCAAGGCCGAGGCCGAACGCCTCGAGTACAACGCCGACATTGCCGACCTGCAGGCGGCCGATGCGCTCCAGCGCGGCGTCGACGCCGCCGGCAAGCAGCGCGCGGTCACCCGCCAGGTGATCGGCACGCAGCGCGCCGGGTTCGCCGGCCAGAACGTCGACGTCAACGTCGGCAGCGCCGTCGACGTGCAGGCCGACGCGGCCCTACTCGGCGAGCACGACGCGCAGCAGATCACCGCCAACGCCGAACGCGAGGCCTGGGGCTACCGGGTCGAGGCCGTCGACCGCCGGCTCGCCGCGCGCAACGCGCGCCAGAACGGCAACGCCGCCGGCAATGCCGCCTACTTCCAGACCGCAGGAACCCTGATGACGGGCACGGGCCTCCTGGCCGAGAAGTACGGATGGCCCCCGCCGAAGCCGACGTCCACCCCCAGCACGCCCCGCTACACGGTGAATTGGTAACGCCTCTATGCCACAAGTTCCGAAGTACGGCCAGCCACAGGTAGACCCGACGCCGCTCCCGAATGTGGGCCTGTCGCCGCTCGACACGACGGCCGGCGCCCGCGCGTGGAGCGCGGCGCTCGACCAGGTCGGGCAGGCCACCGAGCGGCTCGCGACCGCGAAGCTCGACGAAGCGGTGCGCCGGCGGCAGCAGATTTTCGAGACGGAGAACACCGCGCGCTTCTACGACCTCGAGCACCAGGCGCTCACGTCGCAGGACCGCGGGCCGCTCGGCCCTGACGGGAAAGAAACGGGCGTCAAAGGGCTGCTCAATCAGACGGGCAAGGCGCCGCACGAAAACCTCCAGCGCGTCATGGAGGACGTCGACCTCCAGGCCAACGAGCTCGCGAAGCAGGCGCAGACGCCGCAACAGCGCGAGTGGTTCTCGGCCAACTGGACGCGCGTGCGCGCGAACATCTTCAGCCGCGCGCAGGGGCACGCCAGTAGCGAGCTCACCAAGTACGAGCAGGCGACGATGGTCACGGCGATCGAACGATCGAAGGACCGCGCCGCGCTCCACGCACCCAACGGCCCGCTCGGCCGCCAGGTGATCGCCGATGAAATCACCACCACGCGCGCGATCCTCGACAAGCACGGGCCGCGCTTCGGCCTGACGGGCGAGCTGCTCGAGGCCGAGAAGGCCACGCGCGTCGAGGCCATCTACGCCGCGGCGGTCAAAGGGATGCTCGTCGCGCGCCAGCACGGCGAGGCGAACACCTACTGGCAGAGCGTGCGCGACCAGGTGACCGATGCCGACCTGGTCAACGACATGGACGACCTGCTGCGCGTGCGCACGACCGATGCGATCGCGATGACGCTCGCCGGCGAAACGTGGGCGACCATCGGCCCCAAGAAGGACACCGACACCGTCGAACGCGACAAGCTCGAGAACGACCTGCGCCGGCGCACCACCGACACCGACGTCTTGAAGGCGGCGCTCATCGACCTGCACGCGCGGATGCAGGCGTGGGACGACGGCGTCACCGCGCGCCAGCAGCGGTTCATGCAGCCGCTCTACGACGGCATCATCGCCGGCAAGCGCACCGGCGAGGTGATGAAGATGCCCGAGTGGGCCGAGCTCTCGCAGCCGATGCGGAACCAGGTGTGGGACGACGCGCAGGCCGCCGACGCGAAGGTCGACGCCGATCGCGAGCGACGGCTCGATCGCGACTGGCAGACCCGGCAGCGGTCGATCGCGCTCGCCGACCAGGTGCTCTATGCCGACTACACCCGGCTCTCGGATCCCGCGCGCCTGCGAGGGCAATCGTTCGCCGACCACCAGCGCGACATGGCCTCGCTGGCGCCGTCGACCGAGCTCCAGAACCGGCTGCGCGCCGCGTACAACGCGCAGAACAACACCGACAGCTCCCCCGCCGCGGTCACGCTGCCCGAGGACATTACGAAGGCCGCCTTCGGTGAGGCGAACGAAAGCTGGGCGCTGCGCGGCACGCGCACCTCGTGGAGCCCCCGCAACCAGGCGTTCTTCGGCCGCGTCGACGCCGCGGCGCAAGCCCTCATCGACGCCGAGCAGCGCGCGAAAGGCAACACGCCGCTGACCGTCGAGCGCAAAAAAGAAATCGTCAAGGACGTGCTCGCGACCACGGTCATGGTCGGCAGTCAGTGGGGCTCGTGGCTCTTCGATCCCGAGCGGCGGCCGGCGCTCGACGTCGACCCGAACAGCCAGGAAGCGCGCCGCGCGCGCATCCCGCTCGCCGTGATCCGCGAGCGGTACGACGAGCTCGAGCTCGCCGCGATCCCCTCCTTCCTCCGCACCTACGGGCGCGACGAAATGAACCGGCCGATCCGCGGCAGTGACGCGGACATTTTCGAGAAGTGGGGCGACCGCATCGAGCGGGCCTACGCGCTGCGCGAGATGAAGGCGAGCCCCGAGGTCATTCAGAACGTGCTTCGGACGGGACGGCAGTAACGTGGCGTCACAACCACGCCGGCGGCTCTTCGACGACGCCGATCCCCCGCCGTCCCTCGACACGCCGGCCCCCCCCACGCCGACGCCGCCGCCGCCGCCGGCGGCGCGCGGCCGTCTCTTCGACGAGCCTGGCGCGCTGGGCCAGCCGGCGCCCGATCCGGTCCGTCAGCACCTCACCACGCAGGCGCCCGACCGCGCCGCGCGCGTGCTCGAGCTCAATCGCAAGACGGGCATCCCGGTGCCCTACATCACGCAGAACTTCGACGCGCTCGATCGCCGCGATCGCGGCGAGGCCTACGACGTCGAGGCGGTGCGCCGGCGCGCGCCCGAGGTGTACCGCTGGCTGCGCGCCAACGGCGATGCCGCGGCGCTCGCGGCCGATGACCTGCCGGCGCTCATCCAGGCCGAGCAAGGCATTCAGATCCTGGGCACGCTGCGCCAGGCGTGGGACCAGGTGCAGGCCTTGACCGGCGCGAGCCTCGAAGGGTTCGGGTCGTGGTTCGGCGCCCGCGGGCTCGAGGACTACGGCCGCGACGTCCGTCTTCGGAACCTGCAGGAAGCGGCCGGCTACAGCCCGCGGCTCTCCCTCACCAAGGGCGAGGTGCGCGACCCGGCCGCCCTGGCGAAGTGGGCGACCGAAGGCCTCGTCTCCCAGGCGCCCCAGATCGGCATCTCGTGGGGCGGCGCGATCGCCGGCGCCGCGGCCGGCGCCGCGATCGGCAACGTCCCCGGCGCCGTGCTCGGCGCCCTCATCGGCGCGATCCCCGGCTTCACGCTCGGCTACGGCGAAGTGGTCGCCGACATTCGCGCGGTCGACCCCGAGGCCGAGATTGGCCTGGGCGCGTTCCTGGGCGGCTCGGCGATCGCCGCGCTCGACACGAAGGTGCCCTTCGGGATCGGCAAGCGCCTCGCCGGCGTGCTGGGCCACGAGGTCGCCGAGCGCGTCGTCGCGAAAGCCCTGGTGCAGCCGGTCCGATCGACCTGGCTCACCGGCACGCTCAAGGAAGGCGTCAAGGAGATGCGCGCGGAAGCGATCACCGAGGCGCTCCAGAAAGCGATCGCCGACGTCACCACCACCGCGACGACCGGCCAGGCGTTCGATGCGAAGCAGACCGCGCTCGACATGCTCGAGGAAGGCCTGCTCGGCGGGCTCGTCGGCGGCACCGTCGCCGGCGGCGTCCACGCCACCGTGGGCCACCGCGCCCACGAACGCCTGGTCGCGATCGCCGAGCAGCGCCAGCAAGCCATGCAGGCGCTCGCCGCGTCGGTCGCCGCGAGCAAGGTCGCGCAACGCTCGGAGCAGGCCGCCGGCGAGATTCTCGCGCAGGCCGGCACCGCCAACGGCGTCGACACCGTCTACCTGCCGATCGAGACGTTCACCGAGTACTGGCAACACGAAGGCCTCCAGCCCGACGTCGTCGCCGCGGAGCTCACCGGCAACCCGAATGCCCTGGCCGAGGCGCGGCAGCAGGAGCTCCCGAACCTGCCAGTCCCCTTCGCCACCTTCGTCACCAAGATTGCCGGCGCCGCCGAGGGCAAACATTTCCAGTTCTTCCAGAACGAGTTCCGGCTTTCTCCAGAACAGCAGAACGTCCGCGAGTCGCAGGCCGAGGCCGCCGCGCTCGAGCGCGAGGTCGAGGCGCTCGCCGACCAGAGCAAGACGGTGAGCGAGGCCGACACGCCGGCGGTGCAGATCGCGGCCGACGTGCTCGAGAAGATGGTCAGCGCCGGCGAGTCGCCGCAACTCGCCAAGACGTTCGCGCGCTACATCGCCACGCGCGAGGTGACCCGCGCCCAGGCGCGCGGCGTCGACCCACTCGAGCTCTATCGCTCGCGGCCGTTCGCCTTCACCATCACCGACACCCAAGGCCGGCCCATCGTGGCGCGCGCCGCCACCCCGCAGGCCGCCGCGCGCGCCAACGACATTCCCCCGTCGCGCGGCGTCGAGGGCGAAACGCGCGAGGCGCGCCAGACCCGCGAGACGGCCCACACCGAAGCAATCGTCACGCACGTCGTCGACGCCGCGACGGCGCTCGACCCCGCGGTCGACGGCGCCCTGCTCGCCGAGGAGCTCCGCTACCGGATGCGCCTGCGCGCCGAGAACGTCGCCGCGCAGCGCGAGGCGGAAGACGACCCGCGCACCCTGCTCTCGGCGATCGCCGGCTACGGCGGCATTCGCACCGACCAGGGCGGCGTCACCGACCTGATCGACGGCGTCCGCGGTCGCACGGTCAACGGCGAGACGCACTACGACGTCAACGGCGTCAAGAGCGTGGTCCGTACCGACGGCCGCACCTGGGACGACCTGACCCGCTCGCTGATGCAGGAGGACGGGTACGCCTGGCTGCAGGACGACCTGAACGTGCTCATCGAAGCGGTCAACGTTGCGAGCCGGCCCGACACCGCCGGCGGCACTACCGCCGACGATGTGCTCCCCGGCACGCAGGAGCTCCACGAGGAGCTCGATGTCGACATCAGTGAGAAGTGGTGGGAGCGCGGCCTGTGGATCGGCGACCCGTCGCTACGCGAACACACCGAGGACGAGGCCCCCGATTCCGTCGACACTGGCGAGGGCAGCGTCGACGACATTCACTTCGGCGACGAGCTCGAGCAGCGCGACGTCGTCGACGTGATGCCGGTGCCGTTCCCGCGCATCGACACACGCCGTGCCGAGCAGCTGTATCAGGCGGCGCAGTCGCTCGCGCAGCGGCCCACGATCGAGCAGGTCCCCGTTGCGCAGCTCGTCGCCACGCAGCCGAGTGTCGTGCGCGCGATCGTCGAGCAGAAGCGGCAGACGACTGACGACGGCGCGCAGACGACTCACCCGCCCGCGATCGGCGTGCGCTACCAGGGCCAGGTCTACCTGATGGACGGGCACCACCGCGCAGCCGCGGCCTGGGCACAAGGCCAGGCGACCACGCCCGTCTACGTCTTCGAGGTGAACGCGGCGGCGCTCGCCGAAGTGGAAGCGCGGGACGCCGAGCTCGCGCGCGGCATGAAGAGCGGCGAGTCACCGCTGCAGCAGGCTGGCATCTACAAGGACGGCGGCGAGTTCTTCCAGCTCGACGAGCGCAACACGCCCGACGGGTTCGAAGTCCTCGCACCGCACCTGACGCCCGCCGAGCAGGCCAAGCTCCGCGCCGACACCGCGCAGGCGCTCGTCGACAGGTTCCTCGAGATTCCGCGTGACGCGGATTGGGAGGCGGTCGCGGTCGCCGGCCGCGCCAAGAAAGGCTGGTACGGGCGATCGACCACCGCGATCCGTGCCATGTTCGGGATGGTCGACAGCGTGCGCTTCTCGGCGCTGCTGGCGGCGCTCTCGCCGCGCACCGAGGTCGAAACCAACCTCGCGAACACGCTCCGCATGTGGAAGCACTGGCTCGAGGCCGGGCGTCCCACCGACCGCGAGGCGATCCTCGCGCTCCTGGCGCGCAGCATGTCGGGCCAACGCGACGAGGCCTCCATGCTGGATTCGTGGCGCAACAACGCGGTCACCGCGCTCGCCACCGAGGACCCGCTCCGCATCGTGCTCTCTGGGCCGAAGGTTCACAGCTTCGCGATGAACCTGTGGGGCTACGTCCACGAAGTCACGACCGATTCGTGGATGGTCACCTTCGCCGCGCTCGAGGAGGGCGTACTCGGCAGCGGCGCGCGCAACGTCGCCGGCACCGACCCGGGCAAGACCCCGGGCTATCTCGCCTTTAGTGCGAAGGTGCGCCGCGTTGCGAAGACGCTCACGCGCCGGACCGGCGAGCCGTGGACCGCGGCCAACGTGCAGGAGACGGTGTGGTCCTGGGCAAAGACTTTGTATGAGCTCTCGGAGGCCGAGGGCCTCAGCGCCGAAGCGTTCCTGAAATCGGGGAAACTGACCGACGAGGCGATCGCCAGCGCGCCGGATTTCGCGACTTTGTTCACCGCGGACGCGGACGTCCGCTCGTTGCTGGAGGCAGCAGGCTATGGCGAAGAGCTCAGGGTCTTTGCGCGATCAGATGCTCGCCGACGCCGACGCGATTCTGATCGCGCGGCAGCAGGCGGAACGGGATCGCGTGGCCCGCATCGTGTCACGCCGGCGCTCCTCCGCAGCGCCCGCCGGCTCGACGAGGTCCGTCAGCGCCGACGCGACGGCGCCGCGGCGCGCAAGCGCGCGCAGCAGAAAGCCGCGCGCGAAAAGCTAAAGGCCGCCAAGGCCCGCGCGCGCGCCAAGCGCGGCGAGTTCGAACAGCGCGAGTTCTGGCATCTCGGAGAGGCGACACGTCGCTCCGCGTCGACCAAGGCCGAGGCGCGTGCGGCCGCCAGGACCCTTCAAGGGAAGTCGCTCATTAACGTCCCCTCGGGCCGTCGCGCCACGCTCACCCGGGACGGCATCAACAAGATGCTCGACGATCCGAAGGTGGTCGAGCGGTCGTCGACGCGGGCTGATCACTTTCTCGCCGTGGCCAACATCGACCAGCTCTTCGAGCGCGCGATTCTGAACCCAGCGGAGTCAGCGCCTGCACGGCAGGCGACCGACAACACCATCGTCGCGTTCCACCGCTTCTATGCGCCGTTGCGCGTGCGCGACGGCTTCGTGCGTCTGGTCAGAATCACAGCCAAAGAAGTGGGGCCCGGGCAGCAACCCGAGCTCGGCGACCGCCTCTACGCAATCGAGGCGATCGAAGTGGAGCGTGCGACTGACCCATCGTCCTTTGTGGGGACCGCTCCGGCCGCGTCGGCGGAAGACGTCGCAGGACCTGCCACCCGACCCGACGAGCCAGTCATCACGCCGGACCCAGCGCCCGTGCACGGTGACGATCACCACGCACCCACTAGGCAGGGCACCGCCGCTCCCCGACCTACATCCGCTGGATCCGTAGACAGTTTAGTCGAAGCGATCCGCGCGTTCAACGCACGCCGCGGCGAGTTCGAACAACGCGAGCGCGCGCCACGCGCGTGGCCGACAGGTGCCGAGCGTGACGCGCTCAACGAGGAGCTCGACACCCTCACACAGCAGATCCGCGACAACGCCGGCGGCGGCGTCTTCCTCGAGGCGCACATCAGCCAGGGCGGCGACCTGTCGCTCGATTCGATCGCGGTGCCGCAGTCACGCCAGAACGACGGCATCGGCAGCGCCATGCTCGAGCAGCTGCTCGCGTGGGCTGACGCGCACAACCTCGCGGTGTCGCTCGACGCGGCGCCGGCGCCACGCAAGAAAGGCGCGCTCGCGCGCTTCTACGCCCGCCACGGCTTCATCACGAACGGCTCCGCGCGCTACTACGACGGCGCGATCGCCGGAACGCTCGTGCGCCCGTCGAAGAGCGAACGCCGCACCGGTGAGTTCTCTCACGCCGACACGGCCGGCGGCGACGAGGGCGGCATCCTCCGCGGCGGCTTCAACAAGTACTCACGGACTATTCGACTCATCGCCGGCCAGGCGAACCTCTCGACCTTCCTGCATGAGAGCGCGCACCTGTTCCTCGAGGAGCTCGTCGAGGATGCGGTGTCGGTGCCCGAGGGCCACGCGCTGCGTGCAGATGCAGCGACGGCGCTCGCGTTCATCGGCTTCACGGGCACGCTCGAGGAGTTCCAGGCACTCGAGGTGACCGACGACGCACGCCGGATGCATGAGACGTGGGCCGAGGCCTTCGTCGAGTATTTGCACCAGGGCCAGGCGCCGACGCCCGAGCTCCAGTCGCTGTTCTCCAAGTTCCGCAGTTGGCTCGTCGCCGTCTACCGCACGCTCACCGGGCGCGGCATCGACGTGCCCGAGGACGTGCGCGGCGTCATGGACCGGCTGTTCGCGAGCGAGGAGGCGATCGCGGCCGCCCAGCGCGAGCGGTCGTTCAAGCCGCTCTTCTCGAACGCGGCCACAGCCGGTGTGAGTGAGCTCGAGTTCGCGGCGCATGAGGCCGCGATGCGCCAGGCGAGCGAGGAAGCGCGCGAGGCGCTCAACGCGGTCGTGATGGCCGACTGGCGCAAGACTCAGGCGGCCGACTGGAAAGCCAAACGCGAGCTCGTCGAACGCGAGGTGCGGGGCGAGTTCAACGCCCAGCCGGCGTTTGTCGCACAGAGTGTGATCCGCACGGGCAAGCTGCCCGACGGGACTGACCCGTCGTTCAGTGACGGCACACCCATCAAGCTCTCGAAGGACGCGATCGTCCAGCAGTTCGGGCGCGAGATGCTCGACCGCCTCCCCCGGCCGTATCTCTACACGCGCGCCGGCGGCAGCGACCCCGCCATCGTCGCTACGCTCACCGGCTTCCCCGACGCGGAGACGTTGCTCGAGGCGCTCGTCGTGACGCCGGCGCTCAACGCCGTCATCGCCGCGGAGACGGATAAGCGGATGCTCGAGCGGCACGGCACGCAGATGCTCGACAAGTTCTCGCTGGCCGACGCGGCGAAGGCCGCGGTGACCGACCAGCGGCGCAAGGTCATTTCCGCCGAGCTCGCCATGTTGACCAAGAACATGGCGGCCGCGGCGATTCCCAACCCGAGGGTCACGCGCCTGGCCGCGCAGCAGGCCGTCGCGAAGACGCGCGTGCGCGACCTGCACCCCGCCCAGTACCGGGCGGCCGCGGCGCGCGCGAGTCACCAGGCCTTCGAGGCCTGGGGCAAGAACGACCGCGCCGGCGCGATCGCCGCGAAGCGCCAGGAGCTCTTCGCCCTCGAGCTCGCGCGCGCGGCGTTCGAGGCCGTCGATCGGGGCGAGCGCATCGAGCGGCAGATGCGGCAACTCGACACGTCGTCACGTCTGCGCGGCCGCCTGGGCAAGGCCGGCGTGCTCGACCAGATCGACCAGGTGCTCGAGCGGTACGAGTTCCGGCGCGTCTCGAACAAAGACCTCTCGCGCCGGCAGTCCCTCCGCGCCTATCTCGAGGAGCTCGCGCAGCAGGGCGTGCCGACCGACCACATCCCCGACGAGGTGAAGGACGACGCGCGGCGGATCCACTGGCGCGAGCTCACCGTCGAGGAGCTCGACGGCGTCGGCGACGGCGTGAAGGCGCTCGTCCACCTGGGACGGCTGAAGGACAAGCTGCTCACCGCGCAGGCGACGCGTGACCTCGAGGCGCTCCAGGGCGACCTCGCCACGCACGTCGAACAGGTCGGCCCGCGGCCGCGCGGCGTCGTCCTCGAGCCGCGGCGCACCGAGGAGCAGCGCAACCGCAAACGGAAAGGCTGGGTGCTGGGGCACCGCACGCTCTCGTCGCTCATCTTCGAGATGGACGGCTATTCGCACGGGCCGCTCTGGCAGTACCTCATGCGGCCGCTGAACGAGGCGCTCGAAACCAAAGCGGCGATGATGGGCACGGCGACGACCTTCTTCGTCGACCACCTCAATACGCACTACACCGGCGGCGAGCAGCTCTCGATGCAGGCGCTCGCGCTCGTGCCAGGTACCGGGCTGCGCCTCTCGAAGATGGCGCGCCTCATGGTCGCGCTCAATTCCGGCAACGCGACGAACAAACAGCGGATGCGCGACGGCCACGGCTGGGGCGAGCCGACCTACACGGCGATCCTCGAGTCGCTCGACGCCCGCGACTGGGACTGGGTCGAAGGGGTGTGGGTCCACATCGACAGCTATTGGGACGAGACGGCCAAGAAGATGAAACGGATCCAGGGGTCCGCGGCCGACAAGGTCGAGGCCGAGCCCTTCACCGTCAACGTCGGCGGCACCCCCCGCACGCTGCGCGGCGGCTACTTCCCCATCAAGTTCGAGGCGGCCTCGAGCCCGATCGCCGCGGCGCATGAGGACGCCGGCGTCGGCCTCCTGCACCAGAACACCGCGTACATGGCGACGACCGTGCGCCGCGGGCATGAGAAGCAGCGCGCCGAGGGCAACGTGTCGCGCGCGGTGCGGCTCGACTTCGGCGTGATTCCCGAACACCTGAACGACGTCATTCACGCGATTGCGATGCACGAAGCGATCATTGACGTCGGCCGGATCCTCAACCCGCGCGGCGAGCTCGCGAAGGCGATCCACGCCGTGCATGGCGACAAGCCGCTCGAGACGATTCGCAAAAGCCTCCGCTATATCGCGGTCGGCGAGCACCAGGAATACAAAGACATTTCCGGGTTCGTCAACACGATGCGGCGCGGCTCGCAGGTCGTCGGCCTGGGCCTCAACTTCGTCACGCCGCTGCTCCAGGTCGCCGGCCTGGGCAACGTGATGGCGCGCGTCGGCCCGGTGCGCACACTCGCCGCGGCGCTGCGCGTGCTCGGCGGCCAGAGTCGCCTGAAACAGATCCGCGCCGAGTCGAGTTTCATGCGGACGCGGCCGCAAACGATCAACCGCGAGATTCACGAGTTCGCGCAGCGCGTCGGGTTACACCAGGGCCAGTTCGAGATCGGCATGGACGCGATCACGCGCAAGGTGTTCCGCGACCGGGTCACCTACGCCCACGCCCAGCGCGGGTTCTTCGCGATGATTACCAAGATGCAGTCGCTGGTCGACGCGGTCGCCTACACGGCCGCGCGCGACCAGGCGCTCAAGCAGGGCAAGGACGAGGCGACGGCGATCGCGATCGGCAACCAGGTCGTGCGCGACACGCAGGCCTCTGGCGAGTCGGCCTACCAGGCCGAGGTGCTCCGCGGCGACGAGTTCCAGAAACTGTTCACCACGTTCTTCGGGCCGATGCTCGCGACCTACAACCTGTGGACCGAGCAGATGCACAAGAGCCGACGCGACGTCGGCACGGGCGGCTCGAAGCTGAAAGCGAGCGGCGAGCTCGCGGCGCAGTTCGCGTTCCTCTTCTTGGTTGGCCCCGCCATCATCACGCTCGTGCGTGAGGGCACGCGCGGCGACCTGGGCGACGACGACGACGACGAGCGGTTCCTCTTCGAGGTGGGCATGGCGATGGCCGGCACCACCTTGTTCGTGCGTGACGGCTGGCAGGCGGCCGGCAGCGTCTTCGGCTACGAAGGCCCGCCAGGCACGCGCCCGATCGCGACCTTCGGCGACACGGCCAAGCGTGTGGTCGGCGCCTGGAACGACGAGGACTACATGGCGGTCCTGGGCGAAGCGGGCGCCGGCGGCGTCTCGATCGGCGGCGCGTTCCTGCAACTGCCGACCGGCGCGGCGCTGCGCGCCTGGCGCTCGTACAAGGCGTGGTCCGAGGGCGAGCTCGAGATCGGCCTGCTGCGCGCGATGGCGTTCGGCTACGACCGCGAGGGCTACGACGGTGAGTAGTCGGGCGATCGCGATTCAGGGCGGCGCGCGGCCCAACGGCGTCCTGGTGACCGACAGCGCCGGCCGCGTCAAGGTCGTGCCGATCGGCGACGGCCTCGAACTCGATGGCACGCTCACCGCGAGCGGGACGACGCCGCCGCCGAGCTCTGGGTCGACGTTCAACACGTTCCTGATTAGCGGCGGCCAGGTCGTGTGGGAGTCGGGGTTCACGTTCCGCGTGAGCGCCGCGAGTTATCAGATCAACGGCACGCGCTACGACAGCGCCGAGCAAACGATCACGCTCGACGCCGCCGACCCGAGCGACCCGCGCATCGACGTGATTGTGCTCGACACCACGGGCACGGTCGACAAGGTGACGGGCACCGCCGCGGCCGCCGCCAGCGAGCCGACCGTCGACCCGGCGAGCTACGTCAAGCTCGCGATCGTCTCGGTCCCGGCGGGCGCCACGGCGCCGGCCGGCGCGACCACGGTCACGCTCTACACCGACAACGCCGGCGCCCCGACGGAATGGAACTGGACCGCGAGCGGCGCGTCCCTCAACGTCAACTCGACGACCAACCCGCACACGGGGACGAAAACGATCGAGGGCACCAACGTCGCCGCCGGCGTCTACGCGCGCGGCACGATTGGCAGTGGCTCGATCGAGCCCAACGACTACGACGCCCTGGTCTTCTTCATTCGCAGCAAGGGCGCCTGGAACACCAGTCGCGGGCTGCTCGTCTCGTTCCGCGCGAGCGGGACGCTCGTCGGCGCCACGGTGCAGATCCGGCGCACCGGCACCTACGGGTTCGATTCCACCGTCACGACCGCCTACCAGCAGGTCGCGATCCCCGTCTCCGCGTTTGCGATTCCGCTCGGCACGACCGCCACGCAGATCCAGGTCGAGGACTTCGGCGGCGCGATCGGGTTCTACATCGACAACGTCTCCCTCCAGGTCGGGGCGTCGACGTCGGCGCCTGGCGGTATCACCGAGGCCGAGGCCGACGCGCGCTACGCGCCGCTCATCCACGCGAGCCGGCACAAGAGCGGCGGCGCCGATCCGATCCGGCTCGACGAGCTCGCGGCGCCGACCGACGTCACGACGCTCAATGCCTCGACGTCGGCGCACGGGCTGCTCCCGAAACTCGATAACAACACCGCACACTTCCTGCGCGGCGACGGTACCTGGGCGGCGCCGGCCGGGGGCGCGGGCACCAGTACGCTGCTCTTTCAGATCGACGGCGCC